AAAAATGATATTAGAAGTTGCTGCTGATTTATATAAAGAAGATGTAAATAAAGCTGTTGAGTATATAGTAGACAACTTTAAGAAAATAAAGGAGAATTAGATAATGAATGAAGAGTTGAAAATTAAAGAGTCATAAAGACATAAGATTTGAATGAATGTGAGGTCTCAGTTAATTCTGAGGCCTTTTTTAGTGGAGAAAAAAAAATGAAATCTTGGGAAAAAAACAAAGAAAATAAAAATTTTAATGAGTTTTACACTTTATACGAAGAGTGTGAAAAAATATTTAGACCTATTATAGATCAACTACAAAATAAGCATATACATTGTCCATGTGATGATGAAAATTCTAACATAGTGAAGTGGTTAAAAGAAAATACCTCTTCATATATTACATATAGTGGATTACCTGATATAGACATGAATAGTGAAAAAGCTAAAGAGCTGATGTTAAAAGCAGATATGGTTATTACTAATCCACCTTTTAGTATGAAGTATTGGAAACCCTTTTTTATATGGCTTAATGACATCTATGTAAAACAATATAATAAAGATTACTTTATTTTTGGACCAGTTAATAGTTCTGCTTCTTGGTATGATAGTAAATCAAAATTGTTTGAAAAAGTTATATATATATATAGTCTAGAAGGTAGTAGATTTTTAGTTAGACCATACGCTACGAAAGAAGATGGATTAAAGTGTGCAGGTACTATGTGGTATACAAGTCTCAAATGTAAGCCACTAAGTTTAAAGTATAAGCCATCTAAGAAGCCTCAGGAATACTATGAAAATATACCAGTATATAACAGATCTGAACATGTGCCTCCTGAATATGATGACTGGATGTATGTGCCTTGTACCTATCTACGCTTTATAGACTTAGGAGCATATGAGATAGACTATGATGATAAAGGAGTACCAGAAAAGTATATAAGATTAAAAATTAGAAAAAAGTAGATACTATGGATGAGTTAAAACTATTTATAGATGAGGCACTTATATATGCAGCTGACAAGTTTGGTTGGGATAAGTTTATAGCTTCAGCAAGTATAGAAGATGGTATACATACAATCTTGATAGTAGAAAAGGAGAACTAATATGGATAAATTAGAAGAAATGAAGAAGAAGTTATACACTATAGCAAAAGAAGAATGTCCTAGTGTATTAGATGATATGAATGAAATTTTTAGACGTGAAATAGAAATACCAATAAGTAAAGTATATGACATTGAACAAGATGAAAATTGGTATGATATTAATGATTATATGGAGGACTAATAACAATGAAAATAATGCAATGTATTATAAAATTAAATAAAGATGATTATGAAGATTGGGAAAAAACTCAAGATGCAACAGTTTGGGAATGGGAAATTATGCCTAAAGATTTCTTTACAAAAGAGTATAAAAATGTTGCAGATAATGAGATTTTAGTGTTACAGCAAACACTCTTATAGTTTAAAATTAAATTGAAAATAATATAAGTGGCAGAGTAATAAAATGTATACAATTTATATATATTTATTATTATTCTGTCACTTTTTTGTATTTAATATTGTTTAATAATAAGATTTAATATATTTAGTTTATTAATCTGTTATTATCTTTGTATTTAATATAGTTTAATAATAAAATTATAGATTCATTCATAAAATTATTGATTAATAATAAATGGATCATACTATAATTTACGAAAAAGAACTATAATTATAATTTCAAACAGAAAAATTTAAAAAGAATATATGGTATTAATAAAATAATAATAAGCAACAATAATATAAGCTACTTCTATATAAAAATAAAGAAGGGCTTTTTAACAATTATTTATCAATATATATCAATATTTAACTATTTATCTAGTTTTAACTATTTATCTATATTTAACTAGATTTTATTAGTGGATTTGATATATAGAATAGATTATTTATTAATATAGAAGGAATGGTTGGGAGTATAGTATAGTATAGTGATATAAGTATAGTAAAACTATACTTATATTAGTCATATAGTTTAAAGGGATGGCGAGATTGGAAGTATAGTAGTAATAAGATAGATGGTATAAGTATAGTATACTATACTTATACTAATGGGCCAAAATAGTCAAATAGATGTAGGCAGTAGCTACTTTAGTATTAATATAGGTATCTATATTAATACCACCATATAGACTTTAGCAGATTAGAGGCAAAGTGAGGCAAAAATTAGTCAAAATGGTTATAGTGGTGGTGACTTTAGTATAGATATAGTTAACTATATCTATACCACATAGGTCGATTGTGATATAAGTATAGATAACTATACTTATATTGATAGACCAGTCTAGCGACAATTAGTTGAATATAGGCGAAGGCAAATAGTTTAGTATAAATACAGTTATTCTGTATTTATACCAAAGCAGCGACTGATAATTAATCCATATTTGACAAAGATATAGGCAGAGGCAGCCTAGTCAGTATAGATATAGTAAAACTATATCTATACCAATGTAACAGCTTTCAGTATAAATATAGTATACTATATTTATACCACTATGATCGCACTACCATATTAACAGAAAAATAATATCAAACAACCAAACTAGCACACTCAGTATAGATATATGTACATATATCTATACCATTAAAATAAAATAGTTGAATATAGATAAATAAACAGAGCAAAGATGTTCTGTGTTTTTTATTTGACTAAATTTGTATATACATTCGTTTGAAGCAAGTAGTGGTATAGGTATAGATAACTATACCTATACTAATTGGTTTGTATTATTAAATTAATTATATTTAAATATAATAATAGAACATATGTTCTTTATTAATATTTAATTTTAATAGAAAGGAGATACACTTATGGGTTTACATAAAAGAACTGAATTAACAGCCAAGCAAAAACAAGCAGCGTTCTTATATGCGATCGAATTAAAAACTATGAAAGAAATTTCAAGTATAATTAATATCAGTGAACAGTCTTTATGCAAGTGGAAGAAAGATCCAATGTGGCAAGAAGAAGTAGATCGTATATTAAAAGAAGAATGGAGAGAAAGCTGCAAAAGTTTACAAAAAATTATGATAAAAAAAGCTAAAGATGGCGACTTTAAATCATTAGAATATGTACTATCTAGCAATGGTTACAAGGCCCCAGAACAAGTCATTATGACAGAAAAAACTATTAATATAACCATTGACGACGATAACGAAGAAGACTTTAGCGAAGAAGACTATAATGAATAATATTAATTTAAATATTGATCCTAAGGTGTTTCTTCCAAAGTTTAGACCTTTAGTTGAAGATTATAACCATAGATACGAAATTTACTGGGGTGGTCGAGGATCAGGAAAGACAAAATTCATAATACAAAAACTATTACTCAAAGGACTAAAAGAACAGAGATCTGTTCTTTTAATGAGAAAAGAAACTAATAAATTAAAAGACAGCTTATGGAAAGATTTATTAAGAGTTATATCTGAATGGCATCTAACTGAATACTTTGAATATAATAGATCTGAATTAAGAATACAATGCACACTCAATGGTTCTGAATTTAAATGTCTTGGTCTTGACGATAGTGAAAAAATTAAAGGTTATAGTGAAGCTAGTGACATTTTTTTAGATGAGGTAACAGCTTTTACTGTAGAAGACTTTGAACAAATAGATGGTACATTACGTAGTACAAAATACAATTTACCACTTCAATTAATAATGGCATTTAACCCAGTAAGTAGAGCTAATTGGGTATATGAATACTTTTGTTTTGATATAAATAAAGTACCTGATAATACTTTAATTTCTCATTCAACATATTTAGATAATAAATATTTAGATGATTCATATATACAACGCATGAATCAATTAAAAGAAAAAAACTTTAATAGATGGAAAATAGAGGCTTTAGGCGAGTGGGTTACTTTAGGTAAATTAGTTTATACAGATTGGGAAGTACAAGACTTTGATTATCATGATTATTTAGAAGATAGTGAATTATGTTGTGGACTAGATTTTGGTTTTGCGACTGACCCTACTGCGTTAGTTTGTTCTTTGGTAACCAAAGAACAAATTTTTATATTTAAAGAAAAAGTAGTAAAAGGTTGGACAAACGATAAAATAGCTAAAATGTTAAAAAAAGAAGGACTAGAGAAGTCAATAATAATAGCTGATTCAGCAGAACCTAAATCAATAGAAGAACTCAAAAGAGCAGGCATAAGAAGAATAAAACCAAGTAAAAAAGGACCTGATTCTATTAGAAATGGTATACAAAAAATTCAACAGTATAAATTAATTGTGCATTCAAGTTGCGAAAATGTAATAAAAGAATTAGAAAATTACTCATACCAAAAAGATAAACAAAGTGGTGAATATATTAATAAACCAATTGATGATTTTAATCACTGCTTAGACGCACTACGTTATAGTATACAAGTAATAGATAATCATAAAAGAATTGGCACTTTTAATAAAAGCACCATAGGACTATAAGGAGAAAATAATGAGATATTATTTAAAAGAAGATACAGAAATAAATGAAGAATATATAGCGCAATATATAGAAGCAGATGCAGCTAATCATGCTAAAATGCTAAAACTGAATGACTATTATAAAGGTACACATAATATATTAAATAGAACATTCGAAGACCCTAATAAACCAAATAATATGTTAGTTAATCCTTTTGCTAGATATATTACAGATTTATCCACTGGTTACTTTATGGGTAAACCTATCGAATATATTATTGAAAATGAACAATATGAAGAGGTAATTAAAAATATTAATGATTTAAATGGGGAGACAGCTGAAGATGCAGATTTGGCGAAAGATGCATCTATATTTGGTTACGCTTGTGAAATATTATATTTAGAAAATGTAGAAAATGAAGTTGTTATTAAATTTCATAATGTAAGTCCGCTAGGCACAATAATGATCTATAGTGATACTATTAATCCTAAATTAATGTACTTTATAAGATATTATGACTACACAGACATTTTAAATGATGAAACTATCACTTATGTGGACGTATATACTTCAACAGAGATTCGTCATTATTCTATGGATGGTGATACAGTTACATACTTATCATCTGATTCACATGCGTGGGGAGAAGTTCCAGTTGTAATATATCAGAACAATCGAGAAGAAATTGGAGACTTTGAGCCTGTTATCAGCTTAATAGATGCTTATGATATATTAGAGTCTGATTCTGTTAATGATACTGATTACTTCTCAGACGCATATCTTGCACTAAAGGGAGTAGATGGTACTTCATCTGAAGATATTTCAACAATGAAGGAAAACAGAGTTATGTTACTTCCTGAGGGAGCTGATGCATCTTGGTTAATCAAAGAGGTAAATGGTAGTGCTGATGAATCTTTAAAAACGCGCATTGCTGATGATATACATAAATTTAGTTTTACACCTGCAATGACAGATGAATCTTTTGCGTCTAATTCGTCAGGTGTAGCTATGAAGTATAAACTCATGGGACTTGAGAATGCTACAGCTAAAAAAGAAAGATCATTTAAAAAAGGTCTAGAAAAAAGATATTCATTAATTAATAAGATGCTTGAACTTGTCGATCGTACTTATGAAACAGCAATGAGTATAGTCTTTACTAGAAATTTACCAGAAAACATCACAGAAATGGCTGAAGTAATTCAAAAAGTAGGACATTTATATAGTGAAGATACTCAAAGACAACTTTTACCATTCTCAATAGATACAACTACAGAAGAAAATAAAAAAGAGGCTGAAGAAAGTGCTGAATAGTAGCCTTTTTTTTTATAATTATATTTAAATATAATAATAGAACATATGTTCTTTAATTATATTTAATATTAATAAGGAAGTATAAAAATAAATTAAATTTCAAGAAAGAGGTACTCAAAGTAGGAACTCAGAAAGGATTAAAACAATGAACGAAAACGAAAACATGAATATTGAAACTCAAAATGCTGATACACAAGAAAATAATGAGGGTCAAGAAAATAATAATATCACTATGACAAAAGAAGAGCTTACTGAACTTATAACTAAAAAGTCTCAAAGTGAGATTGATCGTCGCGTGACTCAGGCTGTGAAAAAGGTAACTGAAAAATATGAGAAACAATTAAGTCTTTCAAAGCTTGACGAAGATAAAAGGGCAGTGGCTGAAAAGGATTTACGCATTCAGGAACTCGAAGACCAATTAAGAGAGTTTACTGTTCTTCAAAATAAAAATGAAGTAACTAAAACTTTAAGTGCTCGTGGTTTAAGTGCTGAATTTGCAGATATCCTAATCATTGGTGATGACATTGATGCAGCTCAGAAGAACATCGAAAAATTAGATAGTCTTTTTAAAACAGCAGTTGCAGAGGAAGTAAAAAAGAAATTAGCTTCTATTGCTAGTACTCCAAATGGAGGTAACAGTGCTGATAGTTTATCTATACAAAAAGCTGAATTTAAAAAAATGTCTCTTGCTGAGCAGAACAAGTTATATCAAGAAAATAAAGATTTATATAAAAAATTAACAGAATAGGAGATTTTAAAATGGCAAACACTGTTTATGCAAATGAAGTCATTGAAGCAAAAGCTAAAGACTTATTAACAACTTATGTAAATACTAGAAGTATGATGGAGATTGATGATTCTCTTACTCAGGAAGCTGGTATGACTAAAACTATCAATCTTTATACTTATTCAGGCGAAGCTGAAACATTAAATCCTGGTCAAGGTAATACAAAAAGAGGTTCTATATCTTATGTACCTAAAAATTATGAAGTAAAACTCGTACAAGAAGCATTTGATTATTATGATGAAGATGCTATGAAAGATGACACTATAGTAGAAAATATGTTACTTGGTGCTACTCAAGTAATGACTAATAAGATGACCTCTGATTTCATTAGTGCTATCACTTCTGCAGACATCACAAATAAAGTAACTTTAACTGGTGATTTAAGCTATGATTCAATTGTTGATGCTATTAGCAAAATTAACGTGGAAGATGAAAGTGTTCTTTTCGTAGTAATTCCAAACGCATGGAAAGCTGCTTTAAGAAAAGACCCTGATTATACAGCTGCAAGAATGGGAGAAGTCATTTTTAATGGCCAAGTCGCTCAGATTGCAGGAATCCCAGTTATTGCAACTAATGCACTTGATGATGCTAAAACTGCAGTAGTAATGAGTAAAGAAGCTGTTAAATTATTTATGAAGAAAGATGTCGAAGTTGAACAGGAAAGAGACGCTGACACTAGAACTAATAGTGTATATTTAAGAGCAACTTATCTCGTAGCACTTGCAGATGCAACTAAGATTTGTAAGATCGCAGCAGAATAATAAAATAGGGAGGTCTGAGTATGTATGACAAGATAATACAGATCTTGAGTATAGATGAAAAAGATACTCAGGCTCTAGATTTAGTGGAAACATTAATTGATCTTTGTAGTGATGAGGCAGTTGCTTATACTAATGAAACTGACGTAACTAAACTTGAGGAACTTATTATTAGAATGGTATGCGAAAGATATAATACTATTGATTATGAAGGACTCTCAAGTGTTTCATATTCAGGAGTAAGTCAACACTTTATAGATGGTTATAGTGATGGTATTAAAAAACTTATAGCATCTAAACGTCATCTTAAATTAATTTAAGAGGTGACAATAATGAGAAGTAAAGAGAAATACTATTCATTTTATAGACCAACTGTTACTTATGATGAATATAAAGACAGAATATTAGATAATAAGCAACTTGACGACATCAAATTATGGTTAGTAGAGAAAAATATAAATAAGTATGAAGCATATACCATTGAAGGATTAAAGTACGATTATATTGCTATTAGTAAAGATCAGCGACCACAGAAAGAAGATTTAATTGATAATAAAAGAGTAGTATATACTCAAAAAGTTGATAAATTTTTATATATTTATTTAGAAAATATAATAGGAGATGATACTCATGATAGTAACTAAATCTAACTTAAATACTGAAGAAGTCGTCTCCACAATAGAACAAAAAATAAGTGAAAAATTGGAAGATGTAGGACAATTTTTAGAACAAGATGTAAAGGTTGTTACTCCAGTTAGAACAGGTAGATTAAAAAGTAGTATGACGCACATTACAGATTTGACAGATTTAAGCACTAGTATTGGAAGTGACCTATATTATAGTAAATATGTTGAATCAAGAAAGCCTTTTTTAGAACCTGCTGTTACTGGTGATATTCCTAAAATCTTAAACACATTTAAAGATATTATTTAGAAAGGAGTAAACAATGATTACAAAATTAATAGCTGATATAGAAAAAGCTACGAATTTAAAAGTATATGCAGAAGTAACGAATGCAGTTGAAGAATGTATTGTTTATTCTTTTTATAAAGTAACTGATAATGGTGCAGTAGCTCAATATCGTCTTGCATTGACTATTTTAACTAATACCCTAGCTAAATCATTTAATATTAAAGAAATTATAGATAATTTATTAATTACCAAAGGTGATGAACAAAAATACGATGAAATAATTAATTGTGATTTAGGTGGAGGTGGTGGCTTCGTGGGTGATACAAGTTCTAGTTTATACACAAAAGAAATAAGCCTATATGAAGCAATAAATTATTATGACATAACATGTAAAAGTAATGTAGATTGGAGATAAATTATGGCAGTAAGTGAACGCATTGTATTAGGTTCTGGAAAACTTTATGCTGTAGTAGGTACTAAAACAAATGGTGCTTATACAATTCCTGCAGATACAGAATTAGAACAAGAAAGTAACCTCATTGGTTTTATTCAGGGAGGCGCAACAATTGAATATGCACCTGAATTTTATACTGCTGAGGATGATCTTGGTATAGTACAAAAAAAATATCTTACTGATGAAACAGTAACACTTAGAAGTGGTGTAATGACTTGGAATACTGATACACTTAAAAAATTAGTAGCAACAGGTGTTGTTTCAACAGAAGGTACAAAATCAACAATTAAAATAGGTGGAGTTGAAAACTTTGATAACTCTCAATATGTTTTAAGATTCGTACATAAAGATAAATTAGATGGGGACATTAGAGTTACAGTAGTTGGATCTAATGATGCAGGATTTAACATGCAATTCCAGAAAGACGCAGAAACAGTAATTGACGCTGAATTTTCTGCAGTACCACAAGATAAAAAAGGTACACTTTTAGTAATTGAATTTAGTGAACCTGCTAGTGCAGGAGAATAATACAAATGATGGGAGGCTCTGGAATAAAATCTAGAGCCTCTTTTTTTATAGAAAGGGATTTAATAATGTTAAATTTAAGAGATATTAAACAGAAAAATTATGAAATTGTATGGTTTGATGGGACAAAATTAGAATTAAATACACCATCATACGCTTTATATAAGAAGGCTATGCAGTTAAGTCAAATGGATTCAACTGATATAGGTGAATTACTTGACACATTATACGACGTTATCTTTGAGCTTTTTAATAATAATATACAAAATAGATCATTTTCTAGAGAAGAAATTGAAACACAATTCAATATTCCTACAGCTATTATATTTATAAATGATTATATTACTTCAATAAATAATAGCTTGGGGGAATCATAATCCCTTCTCTTCCTGGAGAAGGGGATGAATCTAATAATCATTATGAAATAGAAACATTTGAGTATAAATTAATTGCTGATTATACAAGATTGTCATTTAGTGAAATAATGATTTTAGATGTGTTAACGTATAAAAAGCTTTTACGAGATGCAATCATTTATAGATACGAACAGACTGAGGAAGGCAGAGAATATCTTGAAAAATGTTGGATACTCAGCCAGACGAAGCCTGATTATAAGAAGTTAAAGGAGAAAGCAAATGTTAAATCTAGGTGAACTAGTAATAAAAGTTAAGGTCGACGATACAGATGCAAAAAGTGGCCTAAGAAATATAGAATCAACTGTATCTTCATCTTCTTCTTCAATGAATAAGAGCTTCGTAAAAGTAGGCGATATAGTAAAAGGAGTTTTTAGTTACAAGCTAATTGAAAAATTTGGAAAAGCATTAATAAATCTTGGAAAACAGTCAGTTGAATTATATGGTGACTTTGAACAACTTCAAGGTGGTATAGAAGCCATTTTTGGTGGAGTTGAAGAGGGTGCTGAACAAATAGCGAGAGTACAAGAACTTGGTAATCAAGCGTGGAAAAATCTAACTTTATCACAAAATGATTATTATGAAGCCTTTATGTCAAGCTATGCACTTGTAAAAAATGATATTGAGGATCAGAATGTCGCTATTGAACGAACAAATGACTTACTTCAATTATGCAGTGACTTATCAAATCGTTTTGGATATGAATATACTGAAGCAAGTAATGCAATTAACTGGGCGTTAAAGGGTTCATATGCAAGATTAGATAATCTTAATATTGGTATCGTAGGTACAAAAAAAGGATTTTTAGATGCAGCACATAACTGTGGTTATTTGGTAGATTCAGTTGACGAATTAACTAGTGACGAAAAAATTGATATTATAACTAAATACGCTGAGAAGTATCACGTTTTAGGTACAACTCAAAAGGAAGCTGCTACGACACTTCAAGGATCTTCAAAGATGCTACAAGCAGCTTGGAAAAATCTTTTAACAGCCTTTGGTAAAGGTGATCCTAAAGAATTACAAGAGAGTCTTGAAGAATTAGGTGACGCAGTAGTTACTTATTTAAATAATCTTATACCAATTGTAACAACAGTCGCAAAAAGTGTAGGCAAAGTCATTATAAAGGGTATAACAGGAATAGATTTAAGTGATACTTATGCAAGCCTTTCAGAGAAACTCACTGCTTTATTAAATAAACTTGCTGAAGAACTTCCAGAGTTACTGCCTAAATTAACTGAAAAACTTTTAGAAATATATAATTCCTTATTAGATGAATTAATTGAAATTTCAGAAAATGAGGAATCTAGACAAAAATTACAAGAAGCTGGTATTAATTTAGTAAAGGGACTAGTAATAGGTATTATCAAATCTAAAGCTATAGAAAAAGAAGCTATGCCAGAAATACGAAAAAAAATATTAAAGTATATAGTTGATAGACTTAAACCTGACGTAGAAATAGGTGGAGGTGGAGTAATAAGTAGTTATATACATGGTATGTATTTATTATTAGAGCCAAAACTTCAAGAGCTTTCTGCTTCTATAAAAGAAAAATGGAATACACTTAATGCTGCATGTGACAAGGCATGGGAAACTATTAAAACTACAATATACAATAAAATGTATGAGTTGGCAGATAAATGGGGTTTCTTAAAGTTTGAAAAAAAAATTGCTCAAATTGATTTAAAAGATGAATTATCACCATATCTTGAACCTTTAAAAGAAAAATGGGCAGAATTTAAAAAAGCATTAAAGAAACCAGCAAAACCAGAAATCAATGGATCACTAGTGGATGAGTTCATTTGGTTAATAGACAAAGCTTTAATAGGTTGGGATAAATTAAAAAAAGCATTAGCTGCACCTATTGTAGCTGAAGTCCAATACAAAACAGTACAACTGGTAATGAATGATGTGCCATGGGCACTAGAAACAGCAGTTAAAAGAGCAGCTGAAAAAACATATAAGCATAAACATAGAGGAGGATTAAACTTTGTTCCTGCAAACAATTATCCTGCATTATTACACTATGGAGAAGCTGTATTAAGCAGAGGAGAAGCGAACGCATATAGAAATAATGATATGACAAATATAAATTATAAGGATCTTGCTGCTGCAATGGCAGATTTAATGCCTTCAACTATAGTAGTTCAAACCACACTAGATGGTAGAATTTTAGCTTCAACAACTGCACCATTTATGAAAAAAGCGATAGATCGAATAGATCTGGCTGATAATCGCCAACTTGGACTTGTATAGGAGGTGATAAATTTGGCTTTAAATAATACAAATTATGGCAGAGATGCAATTTATATATATGACAAACTTTTAGAAACACTACCAGGTTTAAAAGGCCACTATTTTACACTTAGGGCTGAAGGTCGTGATGCAATAAATAAAGACACAGATGGAAACTACACTAGTAAAACTATAACTGTTAATTATGTGGTTGATGGAGCTACAGCTGAAGATTTTAAGAATAATCTTGACTATTTAGATCATTTATTGAATCGCGAGGACGCTGACATTTCTTTTAATGATGATTATTCTAATTTTATGATTGCGAATGTCAGAAATTTAGGACTTGATGAAAAATATGCAACATGGGGTATAGGCAGCTATGAGATTGTATGCGAAAACCCATTTCGTTATTCAAAAACTATAAATGAAGTAACAGCTACTAAAGTAACAGATGGAGAACAAACCTTTAGAATTAACTATACAGGAACAGTACCAACTGAACCAGTAATAGAAGTGACACCAGGAGCAGAAAATACTTCTACAAATTATGCACAAAATATGTACCTGGAATTTATAAATATACTTAATACTACAAACAATAAAAATGTTAGTATAGGAAGTTCTTTCCCTGATGGTGAAGCTACTTTAGTCAGTAGCCCTGACTTTAGTCGTACAGGTATAACGACTTTAGGGTGGGACTTTACACCTAATGGTGGATTCTTTCAGGCAGACTTTCAAGATGAAAATTATAACAGGGGTGCAGGACTATCATATCGAGCCATATATCCATACAATTGGGATGATGAAGATTCACATGATCCAGATGATCCAAAAGACTGTAATAATGTACTTTATAAAACTTTAACAACAAGTATAACTCACTTTGTGGCTACTTATTCTATAAGAATGTATGCAGATACTATAGCCACTGGTGGGGCTATAAAATTAACAGCACAAACTACAGATGGAAAAGAAACAGGCGTAGTTATTTATAAAAATAGTTTAGATAATTTAAAGGGTACAGTTCTTTACTACGTAGATGGCAAAATAATGGGGTCAGATTCTATAGATTTACAAAAATATTCAAGCTCTTTAGGACTTACAAGTAAAGAACAAGCATCAGGAGCTGTATTAAGTGAGTCAGGAAAAGTATACTTTATGGATTCTGTTGTAAATAAAAAAAGACCACAAAGTGCTTTAATTGAGCCTAAAGTAGTAGGAAATTATGTATATAATGCTTCTAATAATAATGTCAGTATTAGTAGACTTGGACACTCTTACACATTTAAAGTGGGAAACCTTCCAATTAGACGTTATATCTATGCAAGAGAAAGTGATGTAGACTCATATAACAAATTCAATATTGGATTTAAACCTAATATGATAAGTACCTCATATGGAAATATGGTGACTCATCTTTGTGGACTTAATATAATGTCTTTAACTAAAGATTCTATACTAAATAATTGGAGAATACTCTCACCAGGAAGTACGTTTATACTTAATTCTGCAAATTTGGATCTAGAGCAATCTATGCAAAACACTGATCAAGGTCTATATACACCAGAACTTGTAGGCGTGCATAATTCAGAACATAGTTTATTAATAGAACCAAAAAGAGGAGTAGCTTTCAAATGTTGGTATTATAACAAAACTTCAGGTAACGACCCAGGAATAAAGGCTAAATATAATACAATATACTTATAGAAAGGAGGTAAGATATGCTTTTTTATTTCGCAGATGCGTCTTTAAATATAATCTTTTCTGCCTCCACAGATGAAAAGACAAGTGGGTATAGAGTCATAACTGATAAAACTACTTCAACTTTAAAAACTGGGTCAGACATCTTGGAATGTAGTATAAGTGCTAATGGACTAGATACTTCAGTTTTAAAAGGTTTAGATTGCGAAACTTTTATATTAAAGGAAAAATCTTTTAATATGTCCACTTATGAAATATATCAAATAATGACTACTGAATACTCAGTAGCTTCTAAAACTTTAGACATATATGCAGAAAGTGCAGGAATAGAACTTTTAAATACTCAAGTAGCTGCTTTTACCTCTTCATACTCTTGGGGTATAACTCAAATAGCAGCTTACTTTATGCCAGCAGGATGGAAAATATATAACGACAATTGTGATAGTAGTAGAAAAATAGTAAATTGGAATGGTAATAATTCTTTAACTGAAAGACTTATAAGTATAGCTGACTACTGGGATGCGAGATTCTACTTTACCTTCAATGTGCTAGATAGCAAAGTAACAGAAAAAGCAATTCACTTTAAAAAAGACTCTAATAATTCAGTTGTTGAAATATTAAAATTACATGATGAAATCAGTAATATTAGAATATCTAAAAATATAATGGATCTGGCTACTTGCTTTATACCAACAGGCTCAATTATTGAAGGTTATATAGCTCCAATAAATTTAAAAGGATATACATACTCATACACAGACGAAAAAGGTGATCTTTATGAGGTGGATACATCTACAGGAAAATTAATTAATAGGACGCAGCAGCGCAGACATAGAACAGCTTTTGACGCAGATGGACTCATAATGAGACCATATCACTTTGATACTACAGATCAAGAGATGTTGGCTGGACAGGCAAGAGCTGCACTTCAAAAAGTCAGTTACCCAAAAGTAACCTATCAAATAGAAATTGATCATCTTGATAAACCTGTAGACGTGGGTGATATAGTCTTAATACTTGCAGAAGAAGATGACGTACACATTAGAGCAAGAGTAACTAAAATGGTTTCCTCATATACTGCAAATTATGTTGATGCAGAGGTAGAGGTAATAGAATAATGATGATAGCCCTCTTCATCGAGGGCTTTTTAAATATAAAAAATACCATAAGGAGAAATTTAATGGATACACAAATAATAGTAACAATAGTACTCTCAGTGCTAGCTTCATCTGGACTCTGGCAGTATATCATCTTTAAGTCTCAGTATAAAAGTGCACAGACTCAAGCTATACTAGCTTTACTACATAATGAAATCCACTCTATAGCAGAAGAAGCTATAGAAAAAGGTAGTATAACTGCAGATGAATTTGACAACCTAACGAATTTATATGAACCCTACAAGGCTTTAAAAGGCAATGGTACTGGAGAAGCACTATACCAAAAGTGTAAAAACATGATAAGTAAAGGAGAATAGACTTATGAATTTTGATTTTTCAATTATTAACCAAATTATGATCCCTATTGTAGTAATCTTTTCTTTAATCTTAGGCTACATAATGAAAAAATGGATGCCTATGGATAATAAGGTGATTCCAACTGTATTAGTAGTAGTTGGTGGTGTTCTTGGTGGCCTTATTAGTGGCTGGAACATAGAGTCTATAACTGGTGGAATGCTTAGTGGTCTTGCATCTGTTGGTTTACATCAAGCTTTCTACCAATATATGAAAATAGACTCCACAACTTTAACAGAAGTAGATTCAATGGGACCAGACCTTGAAGCAGAAGCAGAAAAAGTAGAAAAAATAGAGGAAGGTGAGGCAGATGATTAGGGGAACTACACCTACCTTTACTTTAGATGTAGAGGGAATTGACTTAACAGATAAAAAAATAGTAGTGACACTTGAACAAGATGAAACTGAACTTGATATACAAAATCCTCGCTGTGCTGAATCTGAGCGTGGTTGCACTATAACTTTTGATCTTTCTCAGGAACAGACTTTGATGTTTAGAAGTGGTAGAGCTTCTATTCAAGTTAGATGGATTAATGAAGAGGGATCAGCAGGCGCTACTGATGTGGCAACATTCTCAGTAGGTAAAGTTCTCAAGGAAGGAGAAGTGAACTATGAGTAGCGAAAAAATTAAATTAACAGTAAAAGATGGAATACAGATACCTGGTCCTAAAGGTGAGGCAGGCGCTTCTGCTTATGAATGTGCTGTAGAAGAAGGCTTTATAGGTACAGAAGCAGAATGGCTTGCAAGCTTAGTAGGTCCTAAAGGTGATACAGGAGCAACTGGTCCTAAAGGTGATAAGGGTGATACTGGAGCTACAGGCCCAGTAGGTCCACAAGGACCAGCAGGAGAAAATGGCGCTCAAGGTCCACAAGGACCAGCAGGAGAAAATGGCGCTCAAGGTCCACAAGGACCAGCAGGAGAAGCAGGACCTCAAGGACAAAGAGGAGGACTATTCTTAAAAGTTACTTCCTCTCCCTCATCTTACAGTACGACGACTGGTGGATTTAAACCATCATATCGAATGCTACTATCAACCATCAAAACACAGTCAGGTTCTTCAAGCGTACAAGTTGGTGATATAGTATGCTATTCGTACTATCAGTATGCTGTAGGATATGTTGATGCTACATATGCATACTTGTCTGCAAGAACAAACATACAAGGACCAGAAGGACCACAAGGCCCTCAAGGAGAACCAGGCACAGGTGGTGGCAGTAGTGGTACAATAATTAAAGTAATGGCTGAAGATCCAGCAGTATCAGGGCAAACATCACCTGCTGAACTATATGTAATTGACGTAGAAATAGGTGACGAAGTACTAATAAGTAGTGCTAGTGACGCTATCTATAGGATTAATGATTTGACTATGTGGCCTATTACGATATATTGGGATATCCACAATAAAAAAGTATTCCTATACTGCCAGGAGGCGACGTATAACTACGCAACTTATACTGACCTTAAACAATCATTTGTGCTTGAGATCGACTCAGATAATGATCGCATCTCTTTGAGTGTCAACAAGTAAAAAAAGGAGACGAATTATGAGTGATTCAAAACTAGCAAAATTCCACTACTGGACTAATAACTACTCCAGTAGAAATGGACAGAAAATTTCAAAAATTATAATCCACCACATGGCAGGAAACTTGACAGGTAAACAATGTTATAACGTCTGGAGAACAAGAGAAGCTTCAGCACATTATGCAATAGACAAATCAGGTAATATTACCCAATTAGTACACGAATCTTATAGAGCTTGGAGTGTAGCAAATAGATATCAAGATTCTAGAAGTGTCACTATTGAGTGTGCAAACTCTACAGGAAGTCCAAGTTGGAAAATAAGCTCAGCAACTATGAAATCCTTAATAAAACTAGTAGCTGATATAGCTTATCGAAACAACTTTAAAAAAATTACTTATACAGGAACTACTTCAGGCACACTTATGATGCACTGCTGGTTTATGAGCACAGCGTGCCCAGGACCTTATTTAAAGAGTAAATTCTCTTATATCGCACGAGAAGCTGATAAACTTTTACAACAAAAGAGAAAAGATACTAGCACAAGCTCAAGCACATCTTCAAGCTCAACTAGCTCAAAGAATTATAAAGTAAAAGTGACTACAGATGCCCTCAACGTTAGAAAAGGGCCAGGTACTAATTATGCAGTAACAGATTGTATAAGAGATAGAGGGGTCTATACTATAGTAGATAAAAAAGGAGACTGGGGCAAACTCAAAAGTGGCGAAGGTTGGATCTGTCTTGACTATACCAAGAGGGTCTAATTTTTTTTTTTCAACAATTTTTCAACTTTTCAACTTTTTTCAACCAATTTTTTCATATTGGACTTGAAACAAGGACGATAAAATGTTTAAATATCAATGTGTTAATCACATGGTCCATTAGCTCAGTTGGGAGAGCGCCAGGGTGACAACCTGTATAACATATATACTATAAAACACATAAAAAGGCTAGAATTCCAATACTTTGGAGCTCTAGCCTTTTTTCTCTTTTTTACATTTTTTCAACTTTTTTTCAACTAGCTAGTCTTTTTTATACACCTTGGTTAAAATTTCAGCACTTTTTTGATCATAACCTTCTATTACATGTGAATAAAGATCTGCAGTTGTACTGACTCTTGAGTGACCTAGTCGAGCACTTATAGAAACTGGGTCAACTCCTTCTGAATATAACATAGATGCCATAGTATGTCTAAAACTGTGACTGTGTATGTGTGGCAGATCATATTTTTTAGAGAATCTTGTTAGGTACGTGCTTATTGAGTCTGGGTGCAGTGGTTTACCTTTTATGCTCTGAAACACATATTGTGACTCTGGAGCCTCTGTTCTTAAGCAGTTAAGTAGATATATAACATCCTCAGATAAAGTGATTCTGCGTACGCTTTTTTTACTTTTAGGTGTATCTTCAAATACACCATACTCAGGTGCATATAATATACTTCTTCTTATGTGTATGGTACCTCGATCAAAATCTATGTCTTCCCATTTTAATCCTGCAACCTCACCACGACGAGCGCCTGTGTATACAAATAGATAAATTAATGTCTTATGTCTTAAATCTTCTTTGTCAGCACACTCTAATATATGTATTACTTCTTCTCTTTGATAATAATCAACCTCTACTTTCTTTAGTTTTGGTGGTTCTGCTCGCGTTGCTATATTATACAATAAGATTTCCTCTTTGACTGCATGAGTTAATACCATACTTATAAGTCTATGTATTTCATAAATAGACTTTGGTGCTAAAGATAGTGAAGAATAAAAATTATTTAAATCAGACACCTTCAAATCCTTTAATTTTATATGTCCTATACACTCATCTATACGTTTTGAATCATGTAACCATCTTGAATAAGTCCTCTTTTTTATAGCACCTCTCTCGAATTTGAGGTCAATAACATAGTGAAGATACTCACCCAATGTGTACGCTGAGTCACATATTTTACCTCTTTTGCACTCCTCCTCATATACAGTCGCATACTTCTCAGCCTCTTTTTTAGCTTTTTTATAACTCCAGGAGGGATCTACTTTAAAAGTCGTTGAGTATGGTTTTATACCTTTACCTCTAAATACTCTAATATAAAAGCTCTTTAGTGTCCCATCTTTGTCTCTGTATTCCTTGATATGTGCCATTTTACAAAACTCCCATGTTTAATTATATTTAAATATAATAGGATAAACTTTAATTATATAATAATTATATCATGATGTCCAGGAAAAATTAAAAACTGTAGGTAAGTTTAGGAAAAAGTACAATATCGCAATGTATAACATAAAGAAATGAGGACCAAATATGAACACACTTGCTTACTTACTTATTTTTAATATTTGTGGATGTGATGATTGTAGTTTCAATTCTCTCGATTATAAGCCTTTGTCTCTACTATTGGCTTTATGAGAGGGACGTCATCGAATACGAAGATGATGAAACGTTTAATGATATTTAATAATAAAAAGAAGGGATACAGATATGATATTTAAAACAATACTATTAGTAATACTTTTGATAATTAATGTGTTACTACTTTTTTGCATGGTAACTTATGCATGGCTTAAATGGTACATCTGGAAACACAAAGAAGATGTAAAAACAAAAGAAGAATGGAAGTTGATGGAATAATTTGTTTAATCATATTTAATTAATAATAGAAGGTTTAATCATATTTAAATATAATAAAGAACATATTGTTCTAATGTATAAATTTTTTTTTCATTTATTACCTTATTCTTTTTGAGCTGATTATTTCAGCTCATTATGGAACTGTGGTGTATCCAGGAAGCATACACAATATCAGGCCTGTGAGGAGTACGTTCAAATCGTGCCAGTTCCAAATAACATTTCATCCTTTTATAATTATTAATATAGGTTGTTTAATTATATTTAAATATAAGAACAAAACTAATTTGTTCTTATCTGTTTATTCATATCTATATGATCTCTTTTGACCTCTGGTGTGGAGGTTTGAAATATAGCCTCCACCAAACTAGAGGATGTTTAATCATATTTAATAATAAGAAGAGATAGATATGAAGATGTTTAATTATATTTAAATATAAGAAGAGAATAGTGACTCGCACAGCAAAGAATTTGATCACATGGAAAGGAGTCATAAATTATTTAATAATAAGATAATCAAATATGTTAAAACATATTTAATTATAAATAGTAAGTTATTGCAGAGTAATTGTTTTATTGATTATTCTATTCAACAATATCTTCACAAACTTTTTTCTTTTATATCATAATCACAATATACTTTAATTTTAATTTGTTAAACATATGCTTGATTTGGGGTCGACTTCCCTTGGCCCCAAGCCATTAAAGTAGTTGTTTACACATTAATCATATTTAATAATAATACACAAATAATTTTAATACTTTAGTTGTTTACACATCTAGAAGAGTAATCACTAAAAATGACACAAAAAAGTGTGAAATATGTATATAAAAAGAATAAAAAAAAGGAAGAAAAGCTTAAAAAAGTATGGAAGTATAAAAGTAAATAATTAATAAATAAATAAATTAATTCAAAAAATTACGCTTACTAAAAAACTCATTTTTTAGCGTATATAATAACAAGAAAGGTAAAAAGGTATTTATATGAAAAAATTTAACGAGATGAATAGAGAAGAATTAATTGACGCTATCAATAAATTGGAAGCTAGAAAAGCTAAAGCTGAATCTATTGAAGATTATGTTAAAAAAGTAAACAAAATTGGCCAACTATCACACGAGATCTATGTGGCGCAACAATGGCTAGCTGGTACTGAAGAATAATATTAAAAGAAAGAAGAGGTATTTAAGATGTTAAAAGATTTATACAATGCATATGCAGATTATACAGATACTTTATTTGATGATGACTACACAAAATTAAAGGCACAGAATCGATTAGTAGATACATTTATAAAGTATAGTGAAGAAGAAATTAAAGATGAAATCACTAATTTAGAATCATATATAGAATGTTTAAGAACAAAAGTCTTTAAAAAAACTGAAAAAACAGAAGTTAAAGAAACAGTATCTGAAGAAACAGTAGAAGATAAGTACCCTGGAGTAATATTTGCTCCAACTAAAAAAGTTCAAGAAAATGAAGAACATAAAGAAGTACATGATGATTCAGTTGTATTAACACCACCACAAAAGAAAATTTACAACATGTGTGATGATGATATACCATTTTAAGCTGTTAATATAACACATTTGGAGGGAAGTTTAATAAAAAATAAGCTATCACTGAGAGCTGCAACTGCAGCTCTTTTTTTATACAAAAAATTAAATAAAAAAGGAAACATAGATATGAGAACTAATGCAAAAACTAGGAAGACAATGCCAAAAGAATGGCAGGATTTCTTCAAAAAATATAAAGGTAAATATTTCAAAGATGGAATGGAATGCTGCGTAGCTAAGCCTGAAAGTGGATTTGAAAAAGGTTATGCACAGACAGCAGAACAACGCACTCATCTAGTAAACAGAAACTGGGCTGAATCAAATGGTTATAGAAATGAAATGAAATTCATGGATAGATTCTTTGGTTATACTAACTTTATGCCTGGAATCGTAGACATCTGTTGCACATTCCATGATAGTGGTGTCTATATATATGATCGTATGGAAATGATGCGAAATGGATATATGACTGAAAAACCAAAGAAAAGAAAAAATTATTTAAGTGGTGAAGATATGGGTCAAAATAATTATTACAGAGTCCCTCTTCATCTTTGTTACAAAATCATAGACCTTTGGGATGTACCAAGAAGATGCAGTAAACGTAGATTATATCAGATGGCTGTATGGCAGTATGTGGAAATGAATAAGATTCAAGAAGATGGATTCACAATTTATGAAAAAGTAAAGACTTGGAAAGATCTTCCTGATTGGTGTTTTTGGAAATTCATGTTACCAGATGGTACTATCATAGAAGGTAGAGAACAAGCCTTTGAAGATTATAAAAATAAAATTAAAAGTCATTCAAGATATGTTCCAGTAGTAAAATCTTGGAAGGAAGCAAAAGAAAAATAGAATTAATTTAGTTGTAACATTTTGTAGTATAAAATTAAAAATGATAGTGTAATCATTTGTCAAGTAGTTGTTTATTTAGGTAGTTTAGTTGTTTATAAAGGTAATATAAATAATAATAAATAAATAGTAATAAATAAATTAAAATAAATATATAGCATAATTTATATTATTTAGATTTTATACTTTAGAAGGATCAAATATATTGTATAGTAAATACATAATATAAAATCATACAAAAGTATTTGATATACATAATAAAATAATAACTACTGCATTTAATATTTGATACCAACAAAATAAAATAATACAGTCCTCGCCTGCCTCACCCTGGCGCTGGTGACTTTAATTTAATTATATTTAACTATAATAAAAGAATATTGAAGGAGATTAATACTATGAATAAAAGAAAGTTTTTTAAGAATGTGCTAGCTTCTACAGCACATACATCAGCAAATACTAGAATCATTCAAAAATTAGGAATTAATGAAGCAATTGTTTTAGCTGAACTATTTGGTCAGCAACATAAATTTGGCAAAGAAAATAAATTAAAAAAAGGATTTTTTTATGCAACTATGGACTTTTTAACTACAGCTACATATTTATCGCAGAAACAAGTCTCAGCTGCAATTAAAACTTTAGAAGAAACTTGGGTTTATATGAAAGATATAAAAGCTGATGAAGAGGATGTTAAAGAAATTCAAGAAAATAGTGAATTATTTGATGAAGAAAAGAAAGAACAAATTAATAGATTACAGAAGAAAGCAGAAGATAATTTTAGAATATTAATTGATAAATTAAAAAATAAAATTGAAACAATTGAAGCAAATGATTCTTTGACTGTTGAGCAGAAAAAAGAAAAAATTATTACTTTAAAAAGAAAAGTAGGATTTGAAAAATTATTAGAAACAAAAGTTACCACAACATATGGACAGAAGATCAAGTGGTTTAAAATTTTTACTAAAGCAGTAGATCAGTATATCAAAAGTGGTGATGGTAGTGTATCTATGAATACGATTCGCCCAGATGCATTCATAATTTATAACAAACTAGTTGCGAATGAGGTTGGTCCATCTTGTGCAATCGTGTTTAGTGATCTATTGACATCTTTTTATTATACAGAAGATAAGAATCAATTAGTTGAAGATGAATGGTTTAGAAATGTAGTAGAAGATCAAGCTAAAAGATTAGGAGTTAGTAGAAACATAGTCTGTAAAAGAGGTGGTTATCTTGATCAGCTAATAAAAGCAGGACTTATTGAGAAAAAAACTATGCGTTCTAAAAATGCAACTTATATAAGTATTGTATGGGATCATCTTTATGAAATTTTAGGTGGTGTAGTAATTGAGGAAAAAGAAGAAGGCGTATTATTAAAAAAAGTTACTAACGAGGCAGAAGATTTCACTAAAGAAGTTCTTGCTAAAGTAAAAGAAGTTAGTGGTCAAGACTGGGCATTTAATTACAACAGGGTGCAGTTTATACAAAATCGATTAAATGAAGGTCTTAAAAAAGATGACATTTTAGGTATGATTGAACACATGTATAATTATTGGATGCACATGGCAGAAAAAACAGGACTTGTAACTAGATATCAAGGACAGTTTAATTGGACACGTTTATTTGGCAGTAAGTGTAAAGATAACATTGAAAAGATGTATAAAAATAAAGCTAACTCTGAAAAGAAAGCAAGATTAACATTATTAGCTGAAAAAATAGCTAAAAAAGTAATACAGATATCAGATGGTAAAGTAAAATGGGCAGTATATGATTCAGTGTTACCTTTATTAGAAACTCAATTAAATATGGGATTCACAGAAGACGACCTTATTAACTTTGTTGAAGGAAGATACAAACATAAAGTAGATAATAATGAAACCATGAGAAACTTCAGCTGGAAAGGTTGCTTTGATGAAAATAAAAAGTATTCAGCATCTAAATGTATAGAAGCAATGAAGAAAGAAAAATCTGGTCATAGAATTAAGTTTAATAAAACTAATAATAATGAGTCTAGAGATGGAGTAAAAAGTAACACATATACTAAGGAAGAAGTAGATGGCTTCTGGAAAAAAGCAAAAGAATTAGAAGATGCAGGTGAACAAGGAGTATTCTAAAGGAGAATAGATATGGATAAAAGATTTAATCACAAAGGTGAACCATTTATATTAAAGGATGGAACTATAGAAGAAATAAAAAACAATTATGATAAAAAAAAAATCTATCTTACTTATGATGAAAAAGCTGCTACAGATGTAACTACAAGACTTTGGTATGTAGTATATGAACAAACTGAAGAAACTAGAAGTCGTACTTGGCTCTATAGTGCAGGTATCAGTGAGGAAGATATGCCTTTATATAATAAGGTAGCCTCAGCACTTGGTTATTTGTATGACGAAGAGGGTCTAAAATGGATTCAGAAAATCACTAGTTATAAAAAAGTAAGAAAAGAAGACATATTCTAGAGCAATTAAAGCTCTTTTTTTATTGAAAGAAAGGATTATAAAGATATGAAAAAAATGATTTTTAAAAGAAAATGTATGAGTGAGGATGAATTAAGATGGTGGGTAAAAGACGTTTTAAAATACACATCTACAGTGTTTGGGTGTGATAATTTCATCATTTCAGGACACACAGACGAAGATTTTTATGTGATTGTGGCAGTAGAAAAAAATGAGAATTTAAAAACATTGTTCTTTGTAGGATTTGATGGCCAAATACATCATGCGAATGAATTTATATGGAGAGGTGCAATATGAATAAAAAAACAGATTTTTATGAAAAATCAAAAATGATATTAGAAGTTGCTGCTGATTTATATAAAGAAGATGTAAATAAAGCTGTTGAGTATATAGTAGACAACTTTAAGAAAATAAAGGAGAATTAGATAATGAATGAAGAGTTGAAAATTAAA